TATGAATTAGGTAACTGTTTTCTATATTAAGTATAGTTTTTAGTAAACCATGTAACAACTCTAGTTAAATTATCATCTTCAAATAATAATTTCCCTGATTTACTATAAATGCCCCACCTCTTGTTCTCACCTTCTAAGATAGCTACTATATTTCTTGCTGTATTTCCATAGAATAGTACTTGATACTCTTGGTCACCTCTATGCCAGGCTTCAATCCCCGATGCCCTGAATATTACTGCTTCACTACCATATTTGTACTCATCTGACCATTTTCTTTTAGACCTTTCAAATCTATCTAATCTAAATGCAAAGTTATATCCACCATATTTTTTTTCAAAATCACCAAGATGCAGTGTTAAACCTACTCTAGTCATATCATCAACTCCATACTTGAATCCACTAGCCTCTATACCTTTAGCATCTTTAGTGAAATGTATTAACCATTGATTTTTAACTAAATCAACTTCTGAATCGAAATATGTCCAAGCAGGATAATAAGCTTGAGGTATTGGTAGTTCATTATATTCTATCTTATTATAAAGATAATTACCAAATTCTTTATATATTTTATTGTTATTTTTTTTCAACCACCCGACAAGTTCATAAGATTCTTCAAACATAGTCTCCTCTTCGCCACTTTCATCATCATATACTTTAGGATACTCAAAGTCAGCATCAGTTTCTGTAACAAAATCATCAAACATATAGTAATACTCTTCGGGAAGATATTCAATTCTATCTTCTTTAGTAGTAGTAAAATAATCACGAATAGAAATCATATCTGATGTAATATATTCTCTTATCTGGGAGTTTTCTTTTAGAAGCTTCTTATTGACTTCTCGCAAAATTTTTATTAGTTTCATTTAGCAATTTTATATTTATATATAAATATATTTATGAAATTAAAAGAAATTCTAAGTACAATCATATCGAAAGATTTACAAACCGAATCTAAATCATATTCATTTAAAGTTCGCAAGATATCTAAAGAATACTCAGGATTTAAATACACTGAATACCTCTATAGCTTCTCTATAGATGATATAAACTACGAATGTTATATAACACCCAATCTTTGGAGAAAGCATTACTATGACGTTGCATTTGCCGTTAAAGGTGGGTCAACTAAAGATAGAGTAAAGAAAGATATAGACTTTATGAATAGTGTACTAAAAACTGTAGCTGATTGTATGATAGACTTTATAAATGATATGGATAAGCTAAATATACTAGCATTTGAAGGAGATAGACTAAGAGAGAAAGTATATGTAAGATTCTTTAGAAATCATCCATATTTTTCTAAATTCGAAATTGATGATACTCATACTAAAAGTGGTTTTGTAGAAATACATATTGAAAAAGGTTTAGACTAAAAAAATTTGGGGAGACGAACCTAACCATCTTCCCCAAAATCTAACAATCATAAGATAAAAATTAGTCTAACACACCATTCAAAAAATTAACAATATCTTCATTCAAAGGTATAGGAGCATCAAAACATTGCCCATCTATGATAGTCCACAATGTCCCTGCCTTAACTCTCTTGTATTCCCAAGATACACTAACTACGTGAGATTTAGACATAGTATAATGTCTTTTACTAATCCCATTGTAATATGCTACGTAATAAACACCTTCAGGTAATATAACATCCGTAGTGTGCACAGAATGTTTAAGTTTAGAATCTACTAATTTGAACTTGGGAGTAATATGAGGCATAATATTAATGTCTACCATATACTTACCTGCAAAACTAATCATAGACTCTCTAAGCCTGTTATTCTCGTTTACGAATTCAGTCCAATCTTCATTGGATATATCCATAGAATCTAGTATAACCCTAGAACCTACAGTTTCAGTAACCGTAGTATAGTCCACAGGCTCATCTGAGATTAATGAGAATGCCTCGTGAATTGAGATTCCAGTATCCCTTGCATCCTCTACTCTATAGGATGCAGTTTCATGTTTAATTGTAACTTTCAAATATTTCATAACTTTTAATTTTCAGCAAAGATATTATAAAGACTATTCTATGTCAATAGATGGTATAGTTAATATTATGTTAAATATATTCACTGAGATTATTGTCGTACATGACATTTAATATTATCTTCAGACTCAAATATTAGTTCAGTCAAATATCTCTCATTACTATAGTCAATAGCATATATTTTCTCTGTGATGAATCTGAATCTTCTAAAGCCACCTGTCTTTTCATTTTGTATAAAAAATTGAGACTTATTATTCGGAAATGGATGAGGATGGATTGAACCATCATTCAATATACACGTCAAATCAGTTGCTGAAGCATAAAATGCATTATTATTCATAACCCATCTGAATTGATTTACAGAATATGTATATTTTTTCATATATACCTTAGTTAATAATATGTAAAGTGATTTGATACTATTATGTAAAGTGATTTGTTTATAATGTGTAAAATAGTGGCGAGAATCAGAGTCGAACTGATAGTATAGGAGCATGAATCCTATGTGTTAACCATTACACTATCTCGCTATGTTCTATAATAAATAGTTGTAAAGGAATCGAATTCGAACCCTTTACTTTAAATAATCTTCCCAAATTTAAATCAATACTTTAAATAATACTCTAAAATCTAAAGATATACTCTAATACCTCAGTTTTAATTATGGCAAATTAGCCATAATTAGTGATATACCCTCCCCAACCCAAAGACGTACTCTGACACTACCGACTTTGTCACTTTTTTACTACCGATGTTGGCGTGAGATACCCTCCCCAACCCAAAGACGTACTCTGACCATTTGGAAGTCAGACCTGCTATAGACCGCTTTAATCAAAGTGAGATACCCTCCCCAACCCAAAGACGTACTCTGACACTTCAGATAATAATTCTGTAGTGTTTTAGCCTCCTCGTGAGATACCCTCCCCAACCCAAAGACATACTCTGACTTGAGGTGTCGATGTAGAAAAATCATTACTTTTGTGCAGTGAGATACCCTCCCCAACCCAAAGACGTACTCTGACCCTTCAAGGGTTTCGGCTAATGTCATTACAACATACACCGTTTAACTTAACGTGCGATTATCCTCCATAACCGCACAGATTTTTATTTAGAACTCTCTTTTGAGTTCTTTATTCTTACACCTTCTTTGAATATATTTTTAGCAGCATTCAAATCTCTATCGTGATGTTCATTGCATACTGGACAATCCCATTCTCTATCATTTAAAGTTAATTCTGTATTTTTATGTCCACAATTTGAACATAGTTGAGATGAGGGAAAATAAGTATCAACCTTAATCAATCTCTTATCATCTTCTCTACTTTTATATTCTAACATAGTGACAAATTTACCAAATGAACTTTCTTGTAGAGATTTAGATAGACTCTTTGTACCTTTTTCTATCATTTCCTTATTCTTCAAGTTTTCTGTATAAATTACATCATAATTATTAACAAGTTCCCTAGAAACTTTGTGTAAGTAGTCAGTTCTAATATTCTTTATTTTACGATGAGCTTTACGAAGTTTAGCTATCACTTTCCTTCTTGATTTACTACCTTTTGTTTTCAAAGCTAGTTCTCTTTGAATCTTAGCTAATTTCTTATCTGCTGATACTTGTTTAGATTTATTTTCATAGGTATGTCCATCGTTTTGAACAACTAAAGTTTTAACACCTAAATCTATAGCTATTTCTTTTTCAGTTTTTTTAGAAATAGGTTGGTAATCATCAATACTATATAGTAAACTTACATAATACTTACCTGCATACTCCCTGACTATAGTCCCTGACCTTAGAATACCTTTAGGTTCTCTATGCCTAATTAATCGTATAGGGTCACAACCTGTAATATGTAGTAATGATTTATTATCATCTAAATTTTCTAATGTAATATTGTCACCATAAGATGTTATAAATGATGAAACATCTTTATATTTTCTAAATTTAGGTTTACCAACCCTATGGTTTATATCACCTTTTTTTAGTTTGGTTAAATATTTAAAATACTTATTCCAAGATTCGTAGTAATTTATAACAACAGCAGTTTGGGAAAGTCTTGGACAAGTTGACATCCATTCATAATTTTCATATGACCTGAGTATTGTTAAAAATTTTCCCAATGTTAATTTTGAATATTTTTTATTAACTGTAGTAATATCTAATAAGTTTTTATTGTCTGATTCTATTTTAGTTGTTAGCTTCTTCGCCAAAATTTTAGAATTATCATCAATAGATTCTATTTTAGAAAGACTTTCAGTATTAGATTTTATACGCTCTTGTAAATATTCTGTTACATATGTTATGAATTCACCACAATTTAATTTGGTTTCAACAACAGGAATAAAAAAATCCAATTTTTGTTCAAAAGTGGGATTCGGATTGTCTACTAGATACTTAGCGTAGCTATTCTTCAACTCTTCAACCTTAGTTAGGTTATTTATATAATCCTGTAGTTTATCAGGATTACTAATATAGTAATTTCTGTGTTTGTTAGTATCTAGTGCTAACATAGCATTCCAAGTATGTCTACAAGATGCTATCTGTTTATCGAATTCAATACATTGTTCTTTTGAAGGTTGTAATTCAAACCTATATGCTTTTAAAACATTTTCCATAACTTTTGTTTTATTTGTTATAACTTTGTTTTTTTTGGGAGTGAGATACATTCCCAAACCCAAAGATGTACTATGACATAAGTAAATCACCACAACTCAGTCTTAATCTCTGTGAGATACCCTCCCCAACCCAAAGACGTACTCTGACGTGTTATTATTGCTGCTTCTTTATTTTCAGCTTTAGTGAGATACCCTCCCCAACCCAAAGACGTACTCTGACAATTGTTTACGTTCCCCTTGGTTTTAAATGTATGGAGGTGAGATACCCTCCCCAACCCAAAGACGTACTCTGACTGTACGTTTTCCATTTGAATCAACCAATGGATATGTGAGATACCCTCCCCAACCCAAAGACGTACTCTGACGGAAATGGAAATTAAAGCCCTTGAAGGTAATTTCAAACAGTGAGATACCCTCCACAATCCAAAGACGTACTCTGACCCTTCAAGGGTTTCGGCTAATGTCATTACAACATACACCGTTTAACTTAACGTGCGATTATCCTCCATAACCGCACTTATCTTTAGTTTTTCAAAGAACTTTCAGCAAATATAGTAATTTATTTTTAATAAACATCATTTTTATCAAAAAAAAAATCAAAATATTTTACTTTTATTCAAAATAACCTTTTTATTGAAGATATTGTTTATACTATATCTATTTATATAGAGAAATATACTAGTATATATGGCAATTAGAAAACAAGGATTAGACCCACTATTACTGAAGACTAAACAGGCTTTGCCTATTATAGATGCTATTCAGAACTTGAATATCATTGAATTCTTGTATTCAGGCCCAAAAAAACATCAAACAATACCTCCTAGAACAGGTAGAAATCCTACTGATACTCCATATAGAAGAGAGCCTGTTAAACCTGGTAAAAGAGTTAAAGGAAAACCAGTTGCAATAGGCATATCAAAACGAGGAAATCTATTAATTAGAATTCATGTTGAACCACCATCTGTATCAAGGAAAGGTTTTGCAAAGCACGGTTGGAGAACTTTCATGTTAAGCAGAATGCGTAACATTAATATAATACAAGATAAAAACTTTACATTATCAATTCCTAAGTATAACGGTGGAGGCCCTGATGGTACATTTGTAAGAACTCTATTGTTTATTACACCACAGTCAGTTAAAGAAAATTCTAAGTCTGTTTTTGAAAAGAAACGTGAAGAGGCTCTTAAAGAAAAACAAAGACAAGAATTGAAAAAAGTAACTGAACAAAGAAAAATAAAAGCAGCAAAAGAATTAAAAGAAAAAAAGACATTTACCTCGGAAAGCGCAGTAAAAGATAAATCTAAGTTTAGGCTATCTGCAAGTGCTAAAAAATTAACAGAACCGAAAGAAAAAACAAAACCAACATTGACAGCTAAATCAGGCGTTAGACAATCTATATCTTCTTTTAGAAGTAGGTTGAAAAAGATTGGCAGGTCTTTAGGTGATAGCTAATATTATAATACTGAAATATGAAAATAATTACTAAAGAATTACAAAAAGTAAAAAGTTTACTAGAATCTAAATTATTAACTAAAGATGAAGTGGATACTAGATTATCAAAATTTTTGGGAGAAGACATAAACATATATTTCAATATAAAGACAAATCTACTAAGACCTAGTAAAGTAAAGAATATATTAAATAATGAGATTGTACCTCACAAAATAGGTTCTATATATCTAGACCCAAAAAAGAATATAGTCATATCAATGAAATGTAAACATCCAGATGTAGCACCTGTAAGAGCATTAATCTACGATTTTGAAAAAGATTATTTTAAGTTAGACCCATACAATTGGAAAGATGCAAGTTATGAATTTGTTGGTGTAGATAATAAAGCTGTAAAAATGTTTATAGACATTGCTATGACTATAAACAAATATTCTAGAATTACTGATAAGAACATATTACAAGGTAATTCTTTTAATATCATATGATAAAATTAATAGAAATACTAAAAGAAACAACTACATACTCAGGTAAAGATGTAGCAAATCATATTAGGAGTATTACACCTAAAAAATCAGATATTCCAGATTATTTTTTAAGAAAATATGTTTTACCTAATGATGGTTGGAAATTAGAAACCATTAATATATCTGACTTGCTAAAAGATGATGATTTTAAGGATTACTACGAATCTAATGAAGAAAGGTATAATCCTAAAAAAGTTGGGGAAAAGAACCTAAACCTGCCTATCGTAATTTATAAAAATCAAGTTATAGATGGTTACTCAAGGGCATCAAGAAAACTTAGAATGGGTGATAAACATATAGAAGCTTACATATTACACTAATTGAAAAAACATAATGGCTTATCTAAATGCAAATATACCAACTGTTACTTGTTTAATAAGAAATCAGTTTTTATATAATCACGAATCAGGATTTGATGAATATACTCTAGCAGATGTTCACTCAGTTGCATCCATTCAGAAGAGAGTTCCTTTATTTGAAGCATTTTTAGATAATGGAGTAAATTGGACTCGTAGACCTATTCATTCGTTTGTGTGGAAAAAAGAATCAGAAGTATTACCTTTATCCGAACATATGTATTGGGATTGTTTTTCATCATACATAGATGTAAATGTTAGAGAAAGATTAGCAGGTCTAAGAGCTGATTTAATATCGATAAGTGGAGTTAAACGTTCAGGAACATATATGTTTACACTTGATTGGTCACACGAAAACAGAAATGTTATTGATACTAATTTTTCAGAAACTCCTGAACATAAATGTGGTCATTTTTTTAAGATGGATAATGGTAACTATTTTATATATCCTAATAATAGAATTATATGGATGGATACTGCTTGGACTTATAACAGAATAGATAAAAATCCTGGTTACAAGATAGATATGAACATCTACTCTGTCGAGAACCTAAGTGGGTATGAAACTGATTACAACTACATAACAAATTTTTCAAAAGATGGAAAAAATTGATATTATATATAATATACTAAATAATACAAAATTAAAATTAAAACCATCTAAGGTATGCAATGGAGTTGGAGTATTTAGTATTTGCAAAATAAAAAAAGATGAGAAACTATTTTCAGATGTAACTTCTGATACAATGTATATATCTTGGGATGACCTCAAAGGTATTCCTAAATCTACTGAATCCTATTTAAGAACTATAGTCAACGTTACTGATGGTGGGATTTATTTGTCAAGAACACCCAATAACATAAATTTAGCATACTATGTAAATCATTCTAATAATCCAAATGTATATCACAATTTAGATACGGATGAATTCTACGCTATTTGTGATATAGATGAAGATGTAGAAATTGTATCAACTTATAGTGATTCTGAAATTGATTGGTAACATTAACTAAAAATACCTGTATGATTAAATTATCAAAACTAGCTAAAAATAAAATATTATTAAATGAAAATATTAAATTAGATTCTAATTTAAAAAATTCTATAAATGACTTATCTGATAAACTATTAAAAGATAAAAAGTTTATTGCATTAACTCAAGAATTACTTACTGATGAGCCATCTATACTTAACAAATTAGCTTCTAAATTATCTAATGTAGTGTCTATAAATGAAGAATCATCTGATATAGACCTTAATTTTAATAAAATAGAACAAATATCTAATAGCTTACTAAAAGATATTGATATTGATATTAATGAGTCAGAGTTATTATATGAAGGTAAGTTAATATCAAAAATTATTGTAAAGGTTGCATTCTTACTAGGACTTCGTAATACTAAATTAGTTAATATATTAAGATATGTACTAACACAATATTTAGAAGATTTTGCAGCAGATACCTTAGATAGTTCTTATGGAGGTAATATTGGTCAATATATATCTGTATGTATAGCAGTACTTGCTATTATATATAATTTGATAATGTTATTAAAAACACCTAAAAAAGGATTAAATTTAGGTAAATAATAGTGGTTCATCTCCCAAAATTTTATACTTATAATAAAAACAAATTATGAAACTAGAAGAATATATTCTATCAAACCTAAGAAATTTTTATACGGATACTGAAGATGTGTCAAGTTTTTTGGAAGATGACTATGAGTCTGAGATGGCTAAATCACAAATCAAAAGTGTAGTTCAAAATTCTTATGAAATTTATAGTAAATTACACAATGTTACTGATTTACCATCTTGGGTACAATCAAAAATAACTTTGGCAGCTGACTATATAACTACCGTAAATGATTACTTCAAAGGATTAGAAAATGATTAAATTACATAGTATAGCAAAACAAATAATACTAGAGAAGATTGACATTAGACAAGATTGGTTTGATGTTACTAATTATTTAGAAACCTATTTAGTAGGTGATGATATAGACCAGAAGCAGACAAACCTAGATAGTCTATCAGATGATGCTTATGCTGATATAGTTTTAGATAACGATGGTTATACAGGTGAGTTTGAAAAACCTTTAAAAAAGTGGATTCGTAGAATATTGTCAGCAAATAAGTATCCTGAGTATTTAAATGAAATTCCTAGAGAAGATAAAGTTAAAGTGTATAAAGAATTATACAGCATTGTAAGCAATGCTATAATTGCAAAAGATTCTGAAAAACTGAATATTTAATATATGATTAAATTAACTAATATTTTAGAAAACATAGTATCAGAGGATTATCCGCAATCTTTTGATATGAAATTTTTCAAAACGTTAAAATCATTTGCAAGTAGGAAAAAGTACTGCGATGAACATCTAAAAAAAATAGCACAAGGCTCATCTAGGATTGTGTATTATATAGACAATGAAAAAGTATTAAAACTTGCAAAAAATAAGAAAGGATTAGCACAGAATGAAATAGAAATTGATTATAGCAATGATTATATGCTAACTGATATTGTAGCTCCTGTTTATGACTATCACGAAGATTTTCTTTGGTTAGAAATGGCTTTAGCCAAAAAAGTTAAAAAATCTGATTTTAAACGTATTACAGGAATTGACTTTGAAGATTTTAGTGATGTATTAATTTCAGTTGATTCATATCATATTAGAAGAGGTTTACGATATAAAGTTGATGATTTCTTGGTTGATAGAGTTATGAGTGGAGAATTTACAGGAGGAGTTTATGACTATGTAGCAAATTTTGATATACCATCAGGTGATATGCGAAAGATAGATTCATACGGATTAATCAAAGTAAATGGAAAAGAGCAGTTAGCCATCATAGATTATGGATTGACAACCGATGTATTTAAAAATTATTATAGTTAATAGAATATGGATTTAAGACCTACCATAACATTTTTAGTTGGCCCACCCGCATCAGGTAAAAGCACATGGGTATCAAAAAATTCGGGAGATGCCACAGTAATATCTAGAGATGATATACTAGACAAACTAAGAAAAGATTACAACTTATCATATGCAGAATCTTTCTCAAATACAGAATTACAAAATAAAGTAAATATAGAACTTAATAGTCATATAGCAAAATCACTGAAATCTAATAAAGATATAATAGTAGATATGACTAATATGAATAAACGTTCAAGGTCATTCATATTAAAAAAAGTACCTGACATATATACAAAGAATGCTGTAGTGTTTAATGTCCCAAAACCTGAATTATTACGTAGACTTAAAAAAAGAGAAATGGAGACAGGAAAGAGTATTCCAACACATGTTGTAGATAACTTCATAAATAGCTATGAAAGACCAACAAATTCAGAATTTGATAACATTATTTATAATAAGTAAACTATTTATATTAAAATAAAAGATATAAAATTAATGCAAATTCTTTTAGAATTAGAACTACCTAAAAATAAATGGATTGGACTGACCGATTAGGAGGTAGAAAAGTAACTAAACAATTATTTTGGAAAATTAATTAATAAAAATGAAAAAAGTACAAAAATTACAAGTAACATTAAATGAGGTTAAGAGAATGCAACAATTAGCAGGTATTCAACCTATAAATGAGTTAAGTGCAGGTTTGAGAAATAGAGCTGCTATAAAAGCTCGTGATAGAGGTGGAAAAGATTATATGGTAGGACAATCTAAATCCGAATCAATTTTTGAAATACCAAAGAAATATCAGGACATAGCATATAAGATAGCAGAATCAATTAGTATTTATTTTACTGATTTAGTATTCACGAGTCCTAAAGGCATAAAGGATTGTAAAGTTAATATAGTTAATCCATATTTAATTAAAGATGCTACAGCAAGTAAAGATGTTTATATAGACCTTTCATTTTACTCAACTGATGTTTATAATAACACTGCTGAGAAAAAATATAAACTAAAAGAAACTTTTGCATCATATAGAATGTACATGAGAAAGAAGTTTTTTGGACTATCCTCCAAAATAGAAGAATCTACCTCCGATTCATTTTCAGAATATATTTCTAAATGTAAATTGAATGGTACAGACAGAATGCCTAGTAATAGTAATGGAGAGAGTGTTAGTGGCATAGATAGTGAAATAAAGTCATTACTAAATAAACTAAAATCAGAGTTAGGTGCTAAGATTGACGAAGTTAAAGTAAATAAAAAATATACTCATTTTATTGTTGATAAAAAAACCAATAAAATATTAAATGGATTTGACTATAAAGGATTAGATAATAGTAGCATTCAAGATTATTTTATGGAAGATTTAAAAGATATGGGTTTAAATAAAAGAGATGTAAGCCTATCAACTGCTAAAAGTCTACTGTCTAAAAATATAGACCCATTCGATAAGTCAAATTGGTCAAATTAAGCATAATCCATATAATTACTGTAAATGAAAAAAATACAAAAATTACAAGTAACCTTAAATGAAGTTGCAAGGATGCAACAATTAGCTGGTATTATACCATTAGTTGAGACTAATATAAGTGAGATTGCTGTATCTAAAAAAGGTGTAAAACTATTTCATAAAGATATAGATAGTGTAATAGAATCTCTTATCAAATATGCTGAAAAGAGAAATTATGATATTAATAAAAGTGAAATTTATGCGAAAGGAAATTCTATACGCATCAGACCTTCAGCTTATGCAAAGAGATTTGTAAATCTTAAAAAAAATGGAAAAATACAACCTGAATATTTAATATTTACTGTATATGTAACAGAACCATCAGCTTTAAATCCTAAAAGTCAATTAAAAATAGATTTCGATATAAGGAGACCAACTAATCCTGAAAAAAGCACATTGCCAAGCTATGACTCATATAGGAAAGATGATTTAACTCCTGAAGAACTAGCTATACAGAAGCAGAAAAACAAAGAGCTAGATGATTTATATTATGGAGTAAAAACTAATACTCCTGATACAAAAAATAAAAAAAGTATTTTATCAAGAATTTTTGGCAAGAAGTAAATACATTATATATGATTAAATTTTGTGGATACGATTGGATTACCGAAGAAAGATGGGGTAACATACATCCAGAAAAATCATATGTTTGGTATGATAAGTCAGCAGTGGTGTCAAAAAATGAAAATGAAATATCATTATTATCAAAATATTCTCCAAAATATTTTGAAAGTATTGACGTAGAATCTAAAATGGGCATAGGATTAATTTCTTGTACACATAAATTTGACTATGGTAGATTTGACTTAGAAGTAATGCTTCCTGACTTACCTTATAGTTGGGCAGCATTTTGGATGTGGTCTTGGTCAGACTGGCCTCCCGAAATAGATGTATTCGAAGCATACTCTGATAAATTTGGAAGTTATGAACTATCTAAGTGGACTAAGTTTTTCAAAAGACAAAATAATAGAATAGAAACTAATGTACATATTAGAGAAAACGGAGTTAAGCTTGACTTTCCAAAAAAACCTAATAGTTTTTCTAATTTAGATTTAAGATATGAATTTCATAAATATTCTGTAATATGGCTTCCTGAAAGTATTAGTTTTTATATAAATGATAATCTTATTAGAACTATAGATGACTATGCAGTAGTTTCTAAATTTGCTAATCATAAGATGAATGTTGTTATAAACAATAGTTTGTATGATGTTCATTTAATACATAAAATAAAAGTTGGGGAGATGATAATCAAAAATTTCAAGTATACATCCTTATCATAAAATAATAAAAAAATGGCAGAGAATTTAGACAAAAAAATAATACTTAAAAAAGCTAATGACGATTTAGAACCTATTGAAATAGATATTGAAAAACATTTTTTTGACCAAGCTAAAGATAGAGGAATATCTGAAGAGGATATAATAGAATTTTTTGATAAACTAGGAGATAAAAAATCTATTTTTGTAGATTTCTTAAAAAAGTATTATGAAATAGTTGTAAAAGATAAAAAAACTAAATTGAATGTTCCTTTTATAGCTCATAGTAGAAGTAAGAATGTTAAAGGTGCTACAGCTAAAACTATTATGAATAAAGATAATTTCAGGACTACTAACAAAATAATGACTATGTCTGAAAATAAAATCTTAAAAGAAACATTCTTATATAAGTTTAAAAATTCTAATAATGATACTAAAGAGTTAATTTTACAAAAAATTATAGAATACTATAATAGATTTTAACAGTAATGTGGAATCTTTTTAAAGCACAATTAATAGCAGAATATACTCCTACTACATATAAATTTGCAGATTTAATTAAAGTCGGTAGACACGGAAGGTATACTGAGAATTTATATAAATTACATTTTGATATATCATCTGGAGGTAGAATGGTTGCAAGACCTGACATACCTAGATTCTTTGAAGCTGCATCGATGATATATTGTAGTCAAAATAGATTTAATTTCAATGCTAATAGTGGTTTATTATCTAGTCAATTAGCTATTGACCATACGTATTATTGGATTGCTAGGATTATTGATAGTCCGTTAGCTACGATTATTACCATCTTCCCAGGTATTTGGACTGATGCCTTCTTCTTTCCAAACTTCGGATACGGAGCACGGGTTTGGGTAGATGCAGTATCCCTATCAATGTATCTTCAAAAAACAACTGTAATCGGAATAAGAATAAGTAAAACACCTCCATTCCTAGTCACACCATGGTCAGGATTTATGTTCAAAAGTTTAGATGGTGGTGCTACAGCTGCATCATTTATGCAATCTTTAGCAAGTGTAATAAAATCACAAATTAGTTTAATGAGTTCTATAGTGTATCAAGGTGATTCTTCTAAACTAGATTTTATGATAGATGCATATTCAGATGCATACTCATCTATATTAACACCAGAACTCTTTGATATAGCTAATAGCATACCAAATATTTATGGTGTTGATTTTAGAAACATAGATTTAAGAAATCCATCAAGTGATGCTGATAATATCGTGCTAGATAAGATTAATAATTTTAGCAATGATTTTATTTCAAAGTTTTGATATTTATAATAAACAATAATAATTATGTACTATAGATTTGGTTCAAAAGGAGACGAAGTAAGAAAAATTCAAATAGCATTAGAATTGAATCCTGTTGATGGCATATTCGGCAGAATGACTGAGGCTGCTGTAAAAAACTATCAAGTTAAGTTAGGTTTACATCCTAATGGAGTTGTAACTCCTGAAATATTTAAAAAATTGTTGGAAGATGATTATAGCACAGATTTACAAGAAAGTAGAGATACATCATTGAACATACTAAAATTTTGGTTACCTAAAGAACAATACGTAAATCAAGTTACTGATAAAAAATATATATTCTTACACCATACAGCAGGTTCTGAAAATCCTTATAGTACTATTGATATTTGGAGCAGAGATACTAGAGGTAGGATAGCAACAGAGTTCTTAATAGGAGGTACATCGTTGTCAGGTGATACTAAATATGATGGTGAAATATTACAAGCATTTCCTGAAGGGTATTGGGCATTTCATTTAGGAAATGCTGATAGATATATGCAAAGTCACTCTGTAGGTATTGAAATTTGTAACTACGGATACTTGAATAAAATTGGTGAAAAGTATTATACTGTGTATGGTAATGAAGTAAATTCAAAATATGTAACTGACTTAGGTTATAAGTTTAGAGGTACTAGATATTATCATAGTTATTCTGATGCTCAAATAGAATCTTGTAGAAAACTTATATTATATATAAAAGAAAGAGATAACATAGATATTTCTAAAGGTATATTGGAATATCTTAAAAAATTTGACCCTGCTATAGCATTTGATTTTTTTAATGATGCTGTGGAAGGTAAAATTAGAGGTTTACTAACTCATACCAATGTTAGAAAAGATAAATCTGATATTTACCCACATCCTAAGATGTTAGCTATGTTAAAGAGTTTGGTTTAGTATAGTACTATAGTGGTATGTTAATTAATTATTTTATATGTATCTAATAAAGATAAAGAATTTATGTTTAATATAGCAATATTATTACCATCTTGAGGTATTATAACATAATCAAATCCTAATTTTTTTTTAGTATCTAGGAATAGTTCAAAATTATCAATACTTTTAAATGCTATTTGAATATCATTTTTTTTAATAGTATAAGCTTTACCAGTTAATTTAAAAACTGCTACACCTGATTTATCTGAATATCCATTATAATTTTGTGCATAGTTTAAGGCTACTGATGGTTTATAATTTACAAAAAGATATTTACTTTTAGCATTGACTGTGTTTTTAAGAGTATCTATATCATTTATATTTTTTAGATATGTAATGTTAGGACTTCCATGATATACAATATTTTTATGTATACCATATTTATTAGTTAAATAGTCTACTGCTAAGTCTTTATAATGTGCAGTTTTCGCTAATAATTCTTCAACTAATTTAACTAATTTCATTTCTAATGTACTAATAAAAATGATATGTGTACATCACTTCTCGATGCAGCTAGGTCACCATCGATACCTGGCAAGATAACAACATTCCAAGCACCTATATTCTCTTTCCCTGACCATTCGCTTCTAGGTAACTCAACCCAATCAGAGTACTTTATAATGCTATCTCTAGTTATTCCAAACTTATCTTTGTATGTATTATATAATCTATCTTGAAAAAGTTTCCAAGCTCTATCTGAAATAAATTCCCATTTATACTCATCTACCATATTTGATATATAGTTGCCTTGGGCATCCTTAACTTTTTTACCATCTTTCATTTCATACTTCTTAATTAAATTTCCTGTCTTAACTCTTTTAACATATTTTAGCCAAGCAGTATCTTTTACATTTATAACTTCTCTTTCATACAATTTTCTTAAATTCTTAGCATCTTTGTTTTTAATCATATTAAGTAATGTTGTAACCTTAAAATTTCTATCGTTATTTGGTAACTTAGCAACATTTTTTAAATAATCATAAATATCATATTTACTTGTTTTTGAATTATTCTTTAAAAATGATACAATTTTATTTTTTAAATCAGGAGTAATTTTGTTTAGTTGTAAGTCATCTACTACAGCTGCTAATTTAGTAGTTTTAGTATCAATTTTAGAGCTTTCTTTAGAACCTAGTGAAAAATTTATAACAAAATTGGGTTCTCTTTCTAATTTATTTTTAGCATCTAATTGCTTTGTATAAGCATAAAATAATACAGGATTTTCTTTATAAACACCTTCCCTAAAAATTCTACAAACATTTAAAGCTAAATTTGAATAGTCATCACTAAAAAAATCTCCAGAATCATGAAATCTAACTAAAAGATGCCATGTAGAATCCTTGAAATCAGATTTCATTTTGTTATACTCAGATTTTATTTCATCAACTAATCTATCTTGGAATCCTTTAGGGTCATTAATTAGAAAATTAAGTTTTTGAACCATCTTTAGTGCAGGTGATTCAAATTGAACATAACCTCCTTTCATTGCAAAACAGTGGGCTTTGCAACTTCCTGCCCTTGGACATGTATTTACTATATGGAAAGGTTTTTTAGAATCATTTTCATCAACAATCAAACCTGTTAAAGCAGGTAGACCTAAATTAAACACCTTTTCAGTCCCCCCTGTAGAATGTTCTGATTTTTCATTAAAACTTAGTAATGTATCAGGTCTTTTAGTAATTAAAGACCTTAGTCTATCTAAATTGTATGGAGTTCCACTTGCATCAAGTATTTCTCCGTTCATTAAATTTCCATTCTCATCATATACAGAAATACTTTTAATAGTATCATTATGAATATATGGAGCAATATCTTTTCTTTTTAATATTGCTTTAGAACGAGCATCTTCAGCATCTTTTTTAGTATTAAATACATTAGAAGATATTAGTTTATCCCATTTTGATGCTACAAAATTACTACCATCTTTACTCAATCTTTTAGAAGCATCAGGTGTTAGCAATATTAAAGGTATTCTTAAACTTTCATCCTTACTATTCTTATGCACTAAATCCACGAATCCATATGTACCATCTGACCTTTTTTCTATATTTTTACTAAGACCTCTAGTACTGTTTATAGAATCTATTAAATCAGAAAATTCAAAATCAGTATATTCTTTGGTATTTAATTTTTTTAGGTCAAAAGATATATCAATAGGTTTAGATACATTATAATTTTCTTCGTTTAATCTATTATTGTATTTAGATATTATAGATTCATCCATCTGTATTAACATAGCTGCTGCTTCTTGTGGGGTGTATTCGTCATTGTATAATTTAAAAACGTCATCCCATTTTACATTAGTTATTTTTATATCTTTATAATAAGATTCATCTGCTACAAGTCTTAGTAAAGTATTAATCCAAAACTTTTGTCTAGGACTAATATTATTATTAGGATTTTTAGATATCTCTACTAATTTTACAATCTTAGATGTTCTACTTAATTTTTCTGAAAGTATTGCTTTTTGTATATTTTTTAATATAAATGTATTAGTTTCCATAATAGATAGCTGAGCTTTTAGTTTATTCTGAAATTATTTTAATTGATTTAGGTTGCTGGTTTTCTTCATAAGGTATACTAATAGATAGTAATCCTTTTGACAACTTAGCTTCAATTCTGTTTAAATCATATTTAGCAGATACTTTATATCCTAAGTCAAATGACCTTTGAGCTATTGATTTAAAAACATAATTATAGCCATCATCTAATTTTGGTTTATCATATTTAATTCTTAGCGTATCAAGAGCAGTCGTTATTGATATATCTTCTAAATCTGCCCCAACACAGGCTATTTGAATTAATAACCCACTATCTGATTGAATAATGTCTAATGGGTAGTTAATTTTGCTATCGCTTACTGAGGTGTAATCTACCTTCGTATCGAAATAATTTTTAAGAAAAACATCCATTGAATTAAATGGAATTTCAACTACATTTCTTATCATTTTTTTTTGATTTGTGCCTCCTAAGATGGCGGTTATTAAAATGCTCAGCTATCTTATTTTATATAAATATATCTAAATATCTAATTATAGCATATATCTTGTTCTAATTGTCCAATTACATTAACACATTCATAGTATTTATAATTTTTTGTATTTGGTTTATTTTTGTCACATACAAAAAACATTCCTTTTAAGTATATATTTTCATACTTGTAGTATTCAATATCTTCCAAATTATTAATACATATGAATTATATTAGAATCTATATCAACAACAACATATAAATCACTATTAGAATAATCATCTATGCGTTTTAAATCTAGTATACTATCAGCATCTTCCGAAGAATATTCTATATAATCATCATAATTTTCATAATCATCACCGTTCAATAATTCTAAATTTTTTTCTGAATTATAGTCAAGTTTAGAATCTAAAATATCTTCATCTGAAAATAAAGAATCATATAAAACTTTACTTACTTTTTCAAAACCTAAATTAAATAAAGTGTTAGTGAAGTATATTTTGGATTCATTAGTTAGTTGCTGATAATATTCTAATATATTATCAAATTTTTCTATATTTTCACTCATATATTAATTTTCAATATACTTGGCATATACTCTGAATCTAAATAGTTTGCTTGATTTTGCTTAGTCAGATTTGTTTGAACATCATTTGCAAACTTTTGTGTTAGATTCTCATTTATATGTCCAGTTTTAGAAATGTTAGTAGATAGTGCAACATGTAAAACACCTTTTTCTGAGATAACATCAAATTTTTGTCTTTTGTTTATAGTATATTTTTTTACTATAATACCTACTTCGTATAATTTAGATATAGGATTTTGAAATACAACTCTCATATGTTAAAGTTTTGTTAAAGTTTGTATAATTGAACCAAATTAAAAATAATTTAAGTAACTTCACAATATATAATATATATTATATAATATTAAATATATAGTATTAAATATATAGTATTAAATATATAGTATTTTAATATAATTATATATATAAAATATAATATAGTATATTATATAGTATATTATATTATTATAATTATATATTATTATAGTAATATTATATTAATATAACATTATTTACTTTAATTTATAAAATAAAATTTATGATAAAAGATACTTATAAAGGAAATGCAGAAGCAGTTTTATTAGAATCTAAAGATATGATTAATAATATTAAAAGAGGAATTCTATTAAAACAAATGTCTGAATCTAAATTATTAGAATTATTAGATATTCTACAAAAAGATTTAGATAAATCACTTCATTATATATCATTATGCTAAAAGAAAAATTCGTATTATTTTTAGTTACACTATCTGCTTTATTGCTATCAGCATCAGCTGCTTTTTTTTCTGTTTACGGATTGAGCAAAGTTTTTGCAGGTGCTGGAATATCTGTTATTATTATGGCTTCCGTTTTGGAGGGTTCTAAACTAATTGCAGCATATTCATTACATCAAAATAAAGATATACTACCTACATCTTTAAGGATTTATTTATCTATTGCTATAGTAGTCTTGATGCTTATAACCTCAGCAGGAATTTACGGATTTTTATCTAATGCATATCAAATAACTTCTAATAAAAATAATATTGTAGAAAGTAAAATAAATATAGTAAGAGCAAAATCAGATAATCTTACAACGAGGTTAAAATCATTAGAAGTAGAGAAAGAATCTGTTATTAAAGATATTACAGAACTTAGAAATGGCTTATCTAATGGAACTATGGTTTCATATATAGATAAAAAATCTGGGGAGAAGATAGTATCATCATCCTCAGAAACTAGAAAATCATTAGAATCCCAGTTAGATGATGCTACAGAAAGAAGAGACAACTTGTCAAATAAAATAGAAAGTATATCTACAGAAATAGATAATTATAAAATTGAGATATTGGGTATGGAAACTAACAATGATGCAGCAGCTGAGTTAGGCCCAATCATATATCTAAGCAAAGTTACAAGTGTACCAATGGATAATCTTATGAATTATTTTATACTAATGATTATCTTCGTATTTGACCCTTTAGCAATAACACTAGTTATAACTGTTAGTTATTTAGTTAATAACTTATCTAAATCAAACAAGAAAGAAGATTTTATAAAAAATAATTCAGATGTTTTGGATATTTTAAAAGATGAAGAAACAGACATTACAGAAGCCTATGAAGAAGTGGTATCTAGTAAAAAAAATAGAAAAAACTTAAAAAGAAATACTAAAAAAGATATTAACGACAATTTAAAAGAAAAAAAAAAGAAAGTAAATTCAAAGATAAGCAAATAGTAAAGTCAAAAGCGAATAATAAACCAAATAATTATATTGTGCAAGATGACTTTACCGATGATAGTTCTAATATTACAAATTATAAAGTATCTGTTGTTACAAAACCAAAACCAATTTTCAAAATAGTAGACAATGGAAATAAAGTTTTGACTAAGGAAAATGTTGAAGAATTAGTTGTAGAACCTGTATTTGAATCAAAAATATCTGATAGTGTAGAAAACAATAATCAGAAATATGCGTTATTAACTCCTGAGGAGTTTGCAGATATGACTGATGATGAGATTAAAGCTTGGTATAAACAGACAAAACAATAAAAAACAAAAGTTATGGAAGTAAAAAAACTTGAATCACAGTATTCAGAATTTCTAAATTACATTGATACATACTTGAGCGATAGAGCTGAACCTCTAAAGGCAATGTATGATTCTTTTGGTAATAGATTAGTATTAGCACCAGCAAGTTCTGTAGAATACTATCATAATGCATTCACAGGAGGTTATATTGACCATGTTCTAAGAGTCATTGATTTCTCTTTGAAATTATATGAATTTTATAAACAGACAAATCAAGATTTATCAGGATTTACTAAATCAAATTTAGTTTTTGTAGCTATGAATCATGACTTAGGTAAATTAGGATTTGTTGGAGAAGGGAGAGAGAAATATCTTCCAAATGATAGTGAGTGGCATAGAAAAAATATGGGAAAAATTTACAAAACAAATGATAATATCCCATTTACACTAGTACCTGATTTAAGTCTATATACATTACAGAAATTCAATGTTGTAGTTTCTTGGGAAGAGTATCTAGCAATCAAAATACATGATGGTTTGTATGAGGAAGGTAATAAACCTTACTTTATATCTAGAAGTGAAAGTTCATCATTGAGAACAAACTTACAGCATATCATACATATGGCTGATTTAATGGCTTCTAAGTATGAGTATTCAATTTGGAAAAATAGAAAAAATGTACAAAATGATAATATAAATAAAGAATCCAATAGTGCTTTAGATGATTTTAAGAAAATGTTTGAAAATTCTAAAAAATAATAGTTATGATTATAGCATTTTTATCAATATCAAATATAATTTTATTATATTTAGTTTATATAAACTCCAAAAAAATAACATATTTGGAGAATAATTTAGATGAACTAGAAAATGATAACGAAAAGTTATTAACATTTATCAGTAATTTAAACACAAGACTTCACATTGATTATTCTCATATAAAAGAAATAGATAGGAGAGGTTCTTTTGAGTCTGATGATGAAGTTGGTTTTGTTTTTGATACTTTAAAAAGCATTATTGAGGATTCTTTCAAAATTGTTAACGATTTTTTGAAAAATATAGAATCCGATGCCGAAGAAGAAGAATCCGAATAAAGAATACTTTACTTTAGATGTTGATAGTGCTATAATAAAATATAATCTATCAAATAGTGTAAAAGAGAAACATCATATATACACTAAAGATATATATCCATCATTAGATAAGTTAGCTGAAAATTTAATAAATACTTATAAGTGTCCTTACATAAATTTAGAATTTGAGGATTTAAAACATGATGTTGTCTCATTTCTAACTGAAAAATTACCAAATTATTCACAATCAGCAGGTAAGGCATATTCCTATTATACAGTTGCAGGAAGAAACTATCTCATTGCTTTAAATACTAAAAACTATAGCAAAAGAAAGCAAATGGTTGACTTGGAAGAGGTCGATGAGGAGAGAGATGTAGTTTATGAAGTATATCAAAATGATTATAGAGAAGACCTACATCTATTTGTAGATAAGTGGGTAGATGATATGAATGTTAGATTATATAGCATATTCAAAAATAGTGATGAAATAGCTATTGCAGACTCTATATTAGAGTTATTTAAGATGAGGAGTATTATAGATGTATTCAATAAAAAAGCAATATATTTTATTATTAGAGAAAGAACAGGTATAAAAACCCAAAAAATAACAAAAGTTATAAACATAATGAAAAAGTATTTTTTAAATTCTATGAATGAATATTTTAAAAAATAATATTATACAGTATTTATAGATAAAAGATATGGCTAATTATGATGATTCTATAGTATTTGATAAAATGTCTTTTTCTGATTTAATGAAAGACATTTATATAACTACAAAGGAGAAAGACCAAATGATATCAAGATTGGTTGAGAATATAGAAGGTATGATAAATAGTGCCGAAGATGCTTCAACCATTGGCCCAATATTAAGAGATTATTTAGATTTATCAATAAAAAATGATGACCATTTGGTTAAAATGGCTGGAATAGTGCAAAGGTCTATAGCAACTTCTCAAAAATCTTCAAGTACAACAGAAATGTATATTTTGTCGGAAGAAGAGAAAAAACAATTACTGGTAGATTACCATCCTAATAATTTACTAAAATAAGCATAGATGTCAATAGTACTAGGTGAAGTAATTCAGACAGGTAAGTTAACTTATAATGATAATCCAAAAAATTCTGAAGGTGATATAATGCCTTTAGGAAGTATTAAAGTTAGATTAATACCTAATACAGATGTTGAAAATTTAAAAGATGTTTATGCAAGACCTATTACTTTAAACTATATATTCACTCCCCTTAATGGTGAGTTAGTAGTACTACTAAGAGCACCATCAAAGGATGAGGTAGCTCCTAAGTCTAAAAATATAACATACTATTATTTACCATACCCATTAAATTCAACAGATGATTCAGTAATAAACCAATTACATACACTAACGCAGAGAACTTCAAATAAGAATGGTAGTGATACATTGATGCGTGATAACCCATTTCCACCTGGTAAGACATTTCCATTCCCCTGTAGACCGTTAGCACCATTACAGCCATATGAAGGAGATTTAATAATTCAGAATAGAGGAGGTTCGTCAATAAGATTAGGAATTGGTACATCTAATGATTCTCAGTACTACAAGAAACCACAACATCATAAGGATACTAAGATAGGAGACCCAACATTCTCTATGACTTTAGAACCATCTGACCCACCCAAGAAAAGACCTGTAAATGAAGATATTGTTGAAATAGATGGTAATTTAAGTCAGAGCAAAAATACAAAAAGTCAAAAATACAGAGTAGAAAACTTATCTAATAACTTTACTGGAATTTTTGGTGGAATATCTCAAAAATATACTAAAGTTAGATTAGGTAGGGCAAGAAGATTTGAAACAAAAGGAATACCTAATTTTGATAAACCTCAGATACTAATAGATACGTCTAGAATTGTATTGAATGCAAAAAAAGATAATATATTTTTAATAGCAAAAGATAAAGTTATATTAGAAGCAAGAAAGTTTTATATAACTACTGATGAGCATGATGTAGATTTCGATGAATTAGTCAATAGAGTTCAAGAATTGGCAAAAGAGTTAAAGGATTTAACTTCAGCAATAGCTGTATTTGCTACTCCTTTTGGCCCTACAGGCCCTGCAACTAATTTACTTGAAGTTTTGAGAACACACTTACTATCTTTAAGGTTTGAACTATTGCCTCCAAATATGTTTATAGCACCTCCAGAACCTAGATTGGATAGTCATGATTTTGGAATCAATAATATAATTCCATATGCTATATCAAGGAGACTATTAGGCTCAGGTGGGGGAAATCCTAAATCAAATGCTAATCCAAATATACCATCAATACCGTTAGATGGATTTGTTTCAGGGCAAGATTCGTATGATATACAAACAAGAAAAGATTCTATAAAATTATTAAATGATGTAAATTCTAAAAATATAGAATTAAATTATGACCCTGAAAAAGATTTACCTAGTTTTATAGATGTAGATTGTGGATTGCCTTTATCAGGATGTGGAATAATTGTTGATACTAACGGAAAGCAGATAAAATGCGATGGAGATGGTATAACAACAAAGCAAAAATCGCAAGAATCTAACGAAAATTCACAAGACAATTTAAATAGTAAAGATTTAAATGTTAAATTAATAGATTCCAAAGATACTTGTAATGGATATTTATATGAATTAACAGCAACTAAATTCACATCTACTACAGGAATTAGCTCTAAAGTTGTATATACTTTGTTGTTACTCATAGGTAATGACGATTCTTGTAAAGGTTGGTACGTATTAGATAAAGTAATAGGTAATAATTATTTAGTTAATAATGAATCATTACTGACTCCTGATACATTAGCTGATATAAAATGTTTATCTGACATAATATTAAGTAAAAAATGTTCGGGAGATGATATATTATATAATATATCAATAAAAAAACTAACTAATGAAGTTAAATTTAATTAAATAATCTATTTATATAAAACTGTTATATGGAAAAAAATTCAATAGAATCAAAATTAAGAAAAATTATAAGAGAAGAGTTAGATTACTACTTTGATAGGTTAGAATCTAGGTTAAATGAATCTAAATCTAAAAGTATATCTAGAACTGCAAGTAATGTATCTTATAGTAAACCACAAGTAAAACCTAAAGAATCTAATTTAGATATAGAGAAAAGAGACTTTAGAAAAAAATTTAGTGGTATTATGGAAATGATTACGGAAGATATGGAATATCCTGAAGACGTAGAAACTGAAAAGTCTATATTAGATTCTAGAGTATTATCTAAACTAGAAACAAATCCGAAAACGGAAGCAGTGTATAAAGCTTTAACAAAAGATTATTCAGCATTAATTAAAAAAATGGATAAAAAATAATAAATGGCAATACCAATATCTTTTAGAGCATACGAACCTAACTTCTATAATGATAGAGCTGTTGGAGTTTTACTACCTTTTAATGGGGATGCTGTATTGGTAGATATTAAATATCCAAAAGAGATAAATAGGAAAGGTGACGTAAAAACGTTTAGGTCATCTTACTCTACAGAAGAACAGGCTATAACTAACTTAGTCAATTTACTATTAACTAGGAAAGGTGAAAGATTAATGCAACCTAATTTTGGGTCATTAATACCTGAATTTTTATTTGAACAAAATTCAGATGATAGTAGAGAAACTTTAAGACTTTCTGTTATTACTGATATTAATTATTGGCTTCCATACATATTGTTAGATTCTGTACAAGTTGTTTCTGAAAGTGATATTGCATTTCCTGATAGTTATTCTGAACATAATGTGCAAATCAAAATATCTTTTAGAGTAACAAATATTGGTGCTAACAGAACAATAACACTTTTTATTGATTCTGGTGTGGTAAACTTTGAAATAGAATAATATATGAGTTCGAGATTAATTAATAATAATATACGGAAAGATATAAAATATCTAAATAAAGATTTTTCTGAGATTAGGAAACAACTTATAGATTATACTAAAAACTATTTTCCTGATACATATAATGATTTCAATGAATCATCGCCAGGTATGATGTTCATGGAATTAGCGGCAGCAACAGGAGATATATTATCATTTTATACTGATATACAACTAAGAGAATCTTTATTATTAACTGTAGAAGAAAATCAGAACTTATTTAACATAGCTCATTCATTAGGGTATAAACCTAAGTTTAGAACACCAGCATCTGTAGATTTAGATGTATTTCAGTTAGTTCCATCTGTAAATAATGGTACATCTATTGTACCTGACTTTAGATATTGTTTGCAGATAGATTCAAATATGATAGTAAGTTCCGAAACAAATAAAACTTTCAGAACTATAGATAGTGTAGATTTTTCATACAGTTCATCATTTGACCCTACAGAAATCACAGTTTACTCATTAGATAATACAGGTGAAGTAGAATATTTCTTGTTAAGAAAGAATGTAAAAGCAGTATCAGGAGAAATTTTAACTGCAAATTATGATTTCAGCTCTCCTAAACCTTATGATAAGATTGTCTTACCTCAATTAGATATATTAGAAATAGTAGATATATATGACTCAGATAATAATAGATGGTATGAAACTCCATATTTAGCACAAGATTTAATACCAATATCAGTTCCAAATTTACCATATAACGATTCACATCTCGCAAAATTTAGGTCTACTGCTCCATATCTTATACAGTTCAAACAAACTGAAAGGAGATTTGTAACAAGATTGAGGGAAACCAATAGGTTTGAAATACAATTTGGCTCAGGAGTGAGTTCAGAATATGATGAAGAAATAATACCAAATCCATTTAATGTTGGTTTTGGATTAGACTATTTTGAAAGAGCAGTTGATTTAAGTATAGACCCTAAGAATTTTTTGTATACAAAAACATATGGAAAAGCACCAGCAAACACTACACTAACTGTTAGATATACAGTTGGTGGTGGTGTTGAAGATAATGTTGGAGCTAATAGCATATCTAGTATAATACAATCTAACATAACAACGCCACAATCTAATTTAGATTCCCAAATTTATAGTACTGTTTTAGATAGTGTTGCTGTCAATAATCCAAAACCTGCTAGTGGTGGACTATCTAGGAGAGGTGTGGAAGACGTTAGAAGAGAAGCATTAGCTAACTTTGCATCACAAAATAGAGCTGTTACAAAAGATGATTATATTGTTAGAGTTTATTCTATGCCTGTAAAGTATGGTGCTATAGCAAAAGTATGTGTAGAATTAGATGACCAGTATTTAGATAATTCAACAGATTTTCAGAATGTTAATTATTTTGGAATTAACTTATATTGTTTAGGATATGACGAAAACAAAAATTTAACTGTACTAAATGATGCTGTTAAATTTAATTTATTGAATTATTTAAAAGAGTATAGAATTATGACAGACTCCGTTAGTATACGTGATGCTTTCATAATTAATATAGGAGTTGATTTTGAAATAATTGTTGATGAAGTTTACAATAGTAATGAAGTATTACTCAGATGTATGAAAAGTCTAAAAGATTATTTTGATATTGAAAAGATGGGTATAGGAAAACCTATATTCAAAAATAGTGTAATGAAAGAAATTTCACAAGTTGAAGGAGTAATATCTGTTGCAAATTTAAGCATTATTAATTTATATGATGTCAGTTTAGGATATTCAGGAAATGTATATGATATAGATTCTGCAACTAAAAGAAATATAATATATACATCGATAGACCAAAGCATTTTTGAAGTAAAATATCCTAATAAAGATATTAGAGGTAGGGTAGTAAATTATTAAATATGTATCACGCAATATACGCAACAAGAGACACAACATTATACGAAAAGAATCCTCGTAGAAATGCAGGTATTGACCAAGTCTTAGAATTGATAAAATATGTCGAAAGTGTTCCTGATGAAAATGGATTTTACTACGATGGTACATATAATTCAAGAATACTACTAAAGTTTGATATAAGTCATCTTAGTAGTTTAATATCTTCAAACATAGTTTCAAGAAGAGCTAAATATCAATTATCACTAAAAGCAACAGACGCATCTGATTTACCAATAAATTATGATATTCATATATTTGCCGTATCACAATCTTGGGAAAATGGATTAGGTCATTATAATGATTATCCTGAAATTACTACAGGTGCAAGTTGGACTTATAGAAATGGTTATTATGATGGAAATGGTCTTACTTGGATAAATAATACATTTTCACAGGGTACAACAGGCTCTTTTTCAAATACTGTAGGTGGAGGAACTTGGTATACAGGTTCATCATACTTTGCTTCCAAAAATTTTAATTATGCTAAAACTCCCGATATACGTATAAATGTTACTAATATAGTTCATAGATGGTTGAGTGGTAGTATTCCGAATAATGGATTTATGATTAAAAGAACTTCGGAAGATGAATTTAGTAATGACTTTAGAGGAACTATAAGATTTTTTAGTACGGATACCCATACTATATACATACCAAAATTAGAAATAACTTGGGATGACAGCAATATTTCTCAAAGTGGAAGTATAAGTGAAGTTTCAGATAATTTTGAAGTTATGGTTAGTAATATAAAAAAGAATTATAAAACAAATTCTAAGTACAAATTTAGGATTGTAAGCAGAGATAGATATCCAACATTAGATTATACAACAACAAACAATTATTTAAATTTTAAGAGATTACCAACATCATCTTACTATGCAATACAAGATAGTGTTACAGATGATTATATAATACCTTTCGATACTGGGTCAACTAAACTAAGTATTGATTCTCAAGGAAATTATTTTAATATAAATATGGAGAGTTTACTTCCTGAAAGATTTTATAAAATAGTATTTAAAGTATTGAAAGATGGTGGATTTACAGAACATATAATTGATGATGGATTCTATTTTAAAGTAGTTAGATAAGATGGATAAAAATAACTTGGAAGTATTAGATTATTGTTTAGATTGTGGTGTAGATGAGCCAAAAAATAATTCAGCTGATTTACAAATAGATACAAGGTATAGACCTATGCCTATACTTCCAATGTTTGATTTTGACTTAAAATATATATACTTAAAAAATATATTTAATAATAAAGAAAAATTATATAATAATACTTTAGAGTATAGAAAAAATATAAATAATACAAATCAAAATAATGCATCAAACTTATTATTACAGTATGATAATACAGGAGACAAGTATACAGAGGAAGAGTTATACTATATAGATAAAATATTCGTAGAAAAAAATAATTTTGGAACTAATATAATAAATATTAATCATAAAAAATTACAAGATAATTCATTAGAATTAATATCAAACTATTATAGAATACTCCCAGAGAAGAGAGTTATATTAGATAGTGAATTAAATTCTTATATAGATTCAAATTTTTCATATTTTGTAGATTCTGATTTTGGAAATCCTGAAACTATATATCCTATAGGAACATTTTTTAGGATAGCTGATGGTGTATCCGTAAGTTCAGTGTGTGACCAACAAGTGTATTTTGTTACTAAAGGTAATTGTGTGTGTCCAATACCCAATAGAAAAACATTACAAGTAATGCTTGTTGAGAGAAGTAAGTATATACAGAATGTTTTTGTTATTGAACCATCCGAATTTAGTTCTTTTGAAGTAATTGATTCTTGTGTAGATAGAACATCTGAATGGATAGAAAGATTTGAAGTTGAAACAGGATGTAAAACTCCTGAATTAGAAATAGATTTAAGTGCATTAGATAGAATTCAAATACCTAAATTACCTGATGTTATTCAAGGTGCAGCAGGAGCAGCAGGTGCAGCAGGTGCAGCAGGAGCAGCAGGCCCAGCAGGAGCAGCAGGTTCTTCAGGAAAAGATGGTAAAGATGGAAAAGATGGTAAAGATGGTAAGGATGGGGAATGTCCTGATTGTTCAACTCCTACACCAACTCCTACAACAACTCCACCGACTACTACACCTCCTATTACTGCAAGACCAACTCTAACTCCTACACCAACACCTACTCCAGCACCAACTGAAACTGTTATTATATCCCCCCCAACTATAAAATACTATGAACTAGCAGGATGCGATAATTCAGGATATGCATATACTACTATAGCACCATCATTAGGTGTTGGTCAAAGATATATAGACCCAATAAGTGGATTATTATATACATATACAGGAGCTCCTCCTTTAGAGTCAGAACCTACTAGATATAATGGAAGTATACAAATAGTTGTTGGAAAGTTGAATTGTTCTAATTCAGATATAGCAAATCCAACAACACCACCACCTGCTCCAACTCCTACTGTAGTTGTAAATTCTAATCTATCATATAATTTATATGCTTGTGGAACAACTATTTTATCAGGAAAAAGAATTCCATATACAGGTACATATAATGGTGGAGAGGTTATAAAAGCTAGTAATGGTATATGTTATACAGTAGCACCTGGTAATTCATCTGAAGAATCAAATGTCAAAGTATTATTAGGTTTTTCTTCGTGTTCTCAATGTTCACCATCTCCTACTACTACGCCACCAATAACACCAACACCAACCCCTACACCTATACCAACTTCAGAACCAAGTATAGATGATTGTGAATGCTATGATGGTTATATAACAGATGATTCAGGATTTATTTATGAAGATTGTTATGGAAATAAAATAACAAATAATATAGGTAGAGAAATTAATAATCCTATATGTTTTAACATAAAAAAACCATATTCAAGTAATATAGTATCTACACAGTTATCTGAAAATTGTTCTTGTGGTGGTTCTTATAATAAAGATATACCTACAACCCCTGAAACACCATCAACAGGTATTGGACAGACAGGAACTACTTCAGGTGAGAATGGAAATACATCTGATGTACTACCACCTAATGAATTAAGAATTGATAACTTTAGATAATACTTATATATAATATGTCATTAGAAAGATATACAAATAGTACCGAGATTAAAAATGCTAAAAATAAATTAGAAGCATTTGTAATATCTAAAAATGATATAAGTACGATAAGTCAAGATATTGCTGTACTTTCAGAAATATCTACAGAAGTTAATTCTAAGTATAAGTTAAGTGTTGAGTCTCATATATATAATTTCAATGGTGATTATATAATATCTGATTATAATACTTCATATAAACATTCAACTAAATATTCAGACTTTACTTTTGATATTGCTAATATATTTGATAGTAATAATTTGCTATATGGCAATTTTAAAGTAATAATGTCATTTTTTGTAAACTTAATAGGAGACTATGACAGTAATCCGTTTACTATACAAGAAATAAGTCCTGATAGGACTGAATTAAAATTATTTGTAAAAGATTCTTATATACTAAATAATCCAAGTATAGTATCAGAAGTTGAATTATTCAAAAATTTTGCGGGAAGTCTCAGAGCAAATAATTTATTAAATAATTTAGTTTTAAATTTCAACGAAAATAAAGTAGTTCAAATAGTAAATATAAAAGTTGATTGTAGAGATAGAATAGTATTATATGTTAAACTATATTCTCCACTTTTAGCTGAACTAAGTAATAATAATAGTTGTCGTATAGCGTATAAAGTATTAGAAGACTATAGTGATACATTTAATGTCAGGTCTTCAAATTCAGATACTTTAAATGATTTATCTAAGTATCCAAACTCAGTAAGAATTCTAAGTAATTCTAATTATAAATTATGTTCTGATATAGAGGTTAGTAATGAAACAAATGTTAAAAGTTGGAATTCCCTATTAGATAGTGACTCTGATACTACAAATACAATAATAAATAAAATATTCTCAGGTTCTACTGATATAGATTTAAATATAGACTATACTGATTTTAAAAATTTTGTATATTATGGTTCTGCTGTCGAGAGGATTAAAAATTATGACTATAAATTAAAGTTAATTGAATATTATAAAACTCAGTATCAACAAGCTAATAATTCAGTATCAGGTTCTATATATGTAGTAAATTCAGCTACTAATTATACTAATAGAATAAGTAAAATAAAAAGTAGTTTTGATAGGTTTGAAACTTTTTTATACGAAAAAACAGGAAGTTTATTCAGTTATGATATATCAGGTAGTATAGAGCCTAATCCAAAATATATCCAAAGTGGTAAATATGTAAATCTACATACAACTAGTTCACAGTATATATCTTGGTATCAAAAAAATATAAATGTAGCTACAGAATATGATAGAACTAATTATAACAGTTTTTATTATAATACCCCTGACCATATATTAAGAGATGAACGTAATAGCCAGTATGTATTATTTCTACATATGATTGGTCAGCATTTTGATAATACTCATAGTTTTATTAGGAAATTAACAAGTATACACGAAAGAGATGAACATCCTGAAAGGGGTATACCAAATAATTTATTACCATACTATATCAAGTCATTAGGATGGAAAATTCAAAATACTAGGAATTTAAGTGATTTATGGTTATATAAGCTAGGTACAGATTCAACAGGAAGCTATTCAGAACCATCGGGTGAATTAGTTAGTAAATCTTATGAAAATCTAACACATCAAATTTGGAGGAGGGTTGTCAATAACTTACCATATCTTCTAAAAACTAAAGGTTCTATAAGGTCTGTTAGAGCATTATTTTCTATATATGGAATTCCATTTACATTAATAGGTGTAAAAGAATATGGTGGCCCACAAATAGATGAAGATAATCCACCATTATTGTCTGAAGATAAATTTCAATATTTATTAAATTTAAGGCAAAATCAATATATAGAAATTCCTAGAAGATTATATACTTCATCTTTAGATAATATAAGTAAAGTACCACAAACTACTGAATTTAGATTTAGAACAGACTATACTGGTAGTGTTAGTATGAGTTTATGGGCTGTAGAAGATAATGCAAATAGAAGTAATATATTACAGAATTTACAATTAGTTCATTATACTTCATCATTATATGGTAAAAAAACATATGGTTATTTAAAATATTCAATAAAGACAGGCTCATTAGGTAATTTTAAGACTATACAATCGACTAGTAGTTTAATGCCTCTATACGATAATGATATATGGACTATTAGAATACATAGTAATTACCCAATATATAGCGGTTCAGCATTTGATGGAACTGTAAATATAGATTGTGCAAAATCTAGTGATTTTGTAGAAAATAGAATATCTATATCTTCTAGTTTTAGTATATCTGCTAATCCAAGTAAATTATTATATTCATTAGGAGCTAGTAATAGCATATTACCAAGTGGTCATATAGTTGTTTTAGGTGGAACTACAGGTAGTAATTCATTAAGATTTAGCGGTTCTATACAATCATATAAAGAGTATTTTGGAAAATATAGTAAAAATGTATTTGATTCACACGTATTAAACCCATCTAGCTATAATGCTAATGCATATACATCATCATATGATGAATTATTTAGATATTACCCTTTAGGAATTGATAACATAAGAGATGACCATTCTACATATTATATTGTAAGTTCAAGTCATCCTAATCAAAGATTTTATGGAAGTAATATAGCAACATTTAAAAACTTTAGTGGAACTCAAGCATATCAATATACTTCGAAAACTGAAACACATTACAGACAATTTCCATCATTAGGTGCAAATAATCCAAAATCTAATAAGATTAGATTTGAATCTACAAATTTGCTTACTGATTTAGCACCTGATAGAAAAGCTACAGTAAATAGGTATGATAAAGAACAAAAAGATAGTAATAGATTAGCTATAGTATTTTCACCAACTGACCAAATTAATAAAGATATATCTAATCAATTTGGTGCTTATAATTTTGAAAATTTTGTAGGAGACCCAAAAGATGGAACATCCAATATTTATAAATCTTTAGAATTTGCTCGTAACGAATACTTTAAAAAGTTTGCGAGAGCAAATGATATAGGAAAATACATAGAAGTATTTAGTCTTTATGATTACTCAGTGTTTGAACAAGTTAAACAATTAGTTCCTGCACGTTCAAATTTAGTTACAGGTGTATTAATAGAACCATCTATATTAGAAAGGTCTAAGATAGAAAGAAAGTTTCCAATAGTTAGTTTTCCGAAGCAAGATGCTATACTAGAAGGTGCTGTAATGAATATAAATTCTAACATAGTACCGAATTTAATAGGTAATATAGACTATCCATTAGATGTAGAAATTGAAAGGTCAAAAAATAAAACCAATTTAAAATATTCTCCAGAATTAGAACTACAAAGAGATAAATTAAAATCAAAATATAAAGTTAATTTAGATGTTGAAATAGAAAGAAATAAATATAAAACATCAGAAAATTTAAATATATACAATATAGATAATACTGTATCAAATAGTAATATAGTAGTAGATTCTATAGGTAGGGCATCATCTATAAATTTAGTATTAGATTTAGGTAATTACTATAATAAAATAGTAAATACAAATAATATATCTAATATAGTTTTAAATAATAATAATAGTGCTACAACAATAAACACAAATATTAAATTAAATGATACATATTTTAAATATTTACAACCATTACCAAATGCTGATGTTGTATTAGATACTATAAGTTATACATATAAAGATATTAATGGAGTTATAAAACAAAAAACTATATCTGATTATGTATATAAACCGTATACAATAAAAACTAATGTAACAAAAAGAAATCTAAATAAAAATAATTTATTAAACTTAGATGAAAATGCTGTTGGTACATTTTATGTTAAAGATATAACATCAACAATAGTTGCATTTAATCAAGTTCAATTAGATAGTATGAATTATACATTTTATTTTAAAACTATTCAACCTAACATATCAACTGAAAGAAATCTAAAAGGTTTATTATTTAAAGAATTTTTAAATAAATATAATTATGTAGTATTTAATAAAAACAATACAATATTTAGAAAACAGAATGGGGGAGGAATTATTAATCAACATATTAGCGGTTCTAGTGTAAATAGTAAATATAAAAAAATAGAATATCATTACTCTAGTTCAGGTAATTTTATACTAGGTCAGACATCTCCTAATATGCTAAAATCTCCCGTATATTTATCAAATGTTGGAGGTTATAGTAATGATTATAACAGAGAATTATATTATAAAATAAATAAAGAATATAATGCATATTATTCTGCATCTCTTGTAGATTCGAATTACCAATATGTAGAGGATAGTGACATTATGAGAGTTAGATTTAGAGGTTCAAAAATTTCAGGAGCAGGTATAAATATAGATTCAACAGAGACTGTTTATGGAGGCCCTGTAGTTTCTGTTAAAATTGTAAATGAAAATGAAATAATAGTTCAATAATTTAAAACAAACTATATATTTATAATAAAAAAACTTTAATATGGGATATTTAAACAATTCCTCAATTGTTATTGATGCAGTTCTTACAAAAAAAGGAAGAGAATTGTTGGCAAGAGGACAAAACGAATTTAGAGTAACTTATTTTGCATTAGCAGATGATGAAATAGATTATACACTGTGGAACAGTGACCATCCCCTAGGTAGTGCATACTATGGAAGAACTATAGAAAATTTACCTATTACGGAGGCAGTTACAGATGAAACTCAAGTTATGAAATACCCTTTAGTTACTTTACCAAAAAATACTATTAGAATTCCTGTAGTATCAGTTCCTCAAAGTTCCTATACATTTAAATCACCTACTGATAGAATCACTATTACTCCAAATACTGTAAACTTTCCAAGTGGCAATATTGCATTAGGTTATACAGCAGTATTAAGTGATAGTGACGTAGCAACATTTGTATCAGTAACTCCATCACCAGCACAAGCTTCAGGTCAAGATACGGCAAGTAGCGTACCTCTTGCTATTAGTGATTTAGAATCTTCGCAGACAGTAACTGTAAGTGGAACTTCATTTGTTCTTTCAGGTAAGTTCTCTACAATTAGGTCTAAGAAAGCAACTTTGACTATTATTGGAAATGAAACAGGTGGTAGAGTTACCATTGAGTTATCAGTAAATAGATTAACTCAAACAAATTCTTCTGCTGCAAATATTACTGTATAATAAAATAAAAAAATATGTTCGTTAGATTTCAAGCTGATGATATTGTTCCAAATCAACAGGAAACTGTAACAAGGGCAATGTTTTCGAATAATGTAGGTAATTTAATTACATTTTTCACTTCGTCTGCTCAGACAGCAGCCCAAAAGACATACTATTATGAATTATATAATAGTGCATCTAGTGCACCAACAGCAGAAGCTCAATTCTCTGTTGCTTTTGGACATAGATTCGGCTCAGGGTCTGCGGGTGAGGGAGGTCAAGTAGATGATACACCATCTAGGGCTATATACTCACAATATAGGCAATTATGCTTAGATGCAGGTATAAAGTCATTTACTAATAATGGTGTAAACTCAAATTACATATATATCTTAAATTTTAATAGGTCAAGATTAAAAGATGGTATAGATGAAGGTAATATTGAGATAAATCTACATCATTTATCAGGTTCTCAATATATAGCAGGGCCTGGAACAAACGCAGCTCATACTGGTTCTAATGTTAAATTAGGAAATGCAAGAGCATTAAGATTAGTAGATGATAGTAAGATAGCATCTGCAACTATGACTTCAGCAGGAGAAGTTTATAATATAGTTTCAGGTTCTATAGAAGGAGGAGTATTTACTCCTACATCTCCAAAATATTATGGTAAAATATTTCCAAGATTGGGAGTTGTTGTTTTAGATGGACATAAGCTAGACTTATCAGCATCCTTTGGAACAGTAACAGGTTCAGATGTTGCGGGAGATAATGCATATAAATTATATAAATCATTATCAGGTTCTGCGGCAAACTTAACAGATTTAAGTGGAGATATTCTCGGATTGTCGGCAAGAAGTAAAGAATATGTTAAATCAACTCATTATTTTGTTAGAGCAAGAGCATCTCAATTTAACTTTTCAAATAATCCAACATTTGTAACAGGTTCAGATGGAGATTTAGCTATTTCTGACTTTATAAATGACCCTAAAGTATATATAACAACTATAGGATTATATGATGACAATAAAAATTTGTTAGCTGTTGCAAAATCAAGTAAACCTATACAAAAATCATTCAGAAAAGAAACTCTGATTGAAGTTAAGTTAGATTATTAAAAAATATTAAATGAATCCTATACTATTTGAAAATTATTTAGCACTTCCAGAATCACTTCGAGGAAGATATTTACAACAATTATATCCAAATGAAGGAGATAGGGTTCAATTTTTAGCAGACTTAAATGCATATTTATTAGGAGGCTCTTCAAATAATAATGAAGATAGTCAAGTTGTAGATGGTAGTGGAGGTATAAGTAGAGGTATAGAACCAACACCAACACCAACACCTTTACCAATAGTAGGTACAGGATGTCAATGTTATAGTATTACAAATGATGATTTAGAAAGCAATGAAGCTGTAGTATCATATTCTTCTTGTTCTGGTGGAGTTACTACTATAAGCGTATTTTACAGCCAAACAAGAAATATATGTGTTAGGAATGGTACAACTCCAACGAGTAACTCAAATATTTCTATAGTAGCATCAGGTACAAATTGTTCAAATAGTTTTGATTGTGCTCCTGTTCCGACACCTACACCTATACCTGTAACAATTAGATATTATGAATTAAGTGGATGTAACGGTGGTTACGCATTTACTACCATAAGACCTGATATAGCTAATCAAACTTACATAGACCCTATAACAAATGAATTTTATGTATATACAGGTAGTGTAAGAGACCTTTCTGATGTTCCAAACTTTTTTAATGGAAGTATACAAAAAGTTTTTGGAAAGCAGAATTGTAGTGCTGATGGTAGCGAAAGTGGTGGAGGTTCGACTGAAGATAGAAAAATTACTTATTACGAATTAGTAAATTGTAACGGTAGTGATATAAAGTATACAACTACTAACGCATCTGCTAATCAAAGATTCAGTAATACAACTCGTCTTACATTAGGTAGACCAATTTATGTATTTACAGGTAGAAGTATATTTTCTAGTACTCCACCATCACAATATGATTCTACTTTTATACCGTTGGCAGGTTTATTCAATTGCCCAACTCAAACTGAAGATAGAACAGATTTAATACCTCCTGTAGAACCTGCACCAAGTAATGACCAGTATTTTCTATTAAGAGAGTGTACAAATGATGGTAGATTAGGTGCAGAAGTTTACACACAAATACGAGGTGATGAAGCACAGAGATATAGAGATATCTCATTACCTATATCGCCAACAACAAGATATTATTACTTTGTTGATGGTGCTGATAGGAGATTTGGGTTACCACCTAAAAATTATAATCCTAATCTAAGACCTATAGCAGGACAATATGGATGCCCAGGAGGTGGTATAATTATTGAACCACCAACTCTAACACCAACACCTCCACCCCCACCACCAGGTGAAGATGTAGTTTCTATAACATTCCTATCAGTTATTGCTGAAGATTTAGCTGAGATTATTAGAAGTAGATGTGGAAGGTCATTAGACCCAATGTTAGGTTCTTTAAATCTTGGTAGTATAATACTTGATGGAGTATCAATAGGTTCTGGTCAAGCAACTGCAACATTAGTTGTAGGTACAACTCATACTGTAGTATTTAACAAACCAAGTCATCCATATTTCACATTTAGTGATGGAAGTCCTAGTAGCTATACATTTACAGTATCACAATATCAAACTAGATTAGAAAGTTACTTTTATCCTTCGTTTTCAAAAATAAGAGGAAGTTTATCAGTAAGAGTAAATGTAACACCGAATATATCAGGTTTAAATATAAAACCAAAAGTATTTATTACAAATGTAGGACAGATAGGAGAAGGCTCTATAAATGATTATAGTTTAGATACAGGTGATTATACCTTGTATTTTGAACCTATAAAAGTTGCGGGGATGATATTCGTAACTCCTCCAGAGAGGAAGATATCAATAAATATATGTAGTCCAACAACAGTAGATGTTAATTATACAGGAGTAGCATTACCCACAAATTATTGGTTAAAGAAGATAGATTCTATAGACCAAATGAAATATAACTCGGTAATAACCAAGGGTATGTTTTCAAATGGGATAGCAAATATGGTTTCATTTTATACATCAAGTATATCAGATTCCATAGATAATTACTATACACACATATATCACGAAAGATTAAGTTATCCTACTTCATCTGTACAATTTAGTTTAGCATATGGTCATATAGAAGGCTCAGGTTCAAATGATGAGGGAGGTCAATATAATGATACTCCTACAAGAGCTATATACGGTCAATATAAGAATATTATAGTAGGAAATAGTCAAGATAGGTTGAATCTATCAGGAACTCCTACAAAGCATTTCTATGTTGTATCGTATCAAAAAGATAGAAGAGATACAAGAGCAGATTATAATGCGTTAGAATTAAATATAGCTCACTTATCAGGTTCTCAATTTATTGCTAGTTCTAATATGCGATACCATACAGGTTCAAATGTAGAATTGGGAGGTCAAGGTAAAGTACTAAGACTAATATCTGATTATAAAATAAATGATAATCCACAAAAAGCAACACCATCTGCACCTTTAGAATATAATATTGTATCAGGTTCTATAGAAGATGGAGTATATAATACTAGTAATCCACATTATTATGGTAAGTTGTATCCGAGTTTAGGTGTTGTACTGTTAGATGCTAATAAACTTGATGTATCCGCGTCATTCGGAACAGTAACAAGTAGAGAAATAGATGGTAAGAACCAATTGAAACTCTTTACAGCTATATCAGGTGCTGCATTGTATACTGATATAAGTGGTGATAAGTTAGGTATGAAAGCAAGAGCAACGAAAGAAGAGCTAACATACTATTATTATATACACGTTAAAAATAAGGAGTTTAATTTTAGTAATAATCCAAGTATATATAATACTGATGGATTACAATATCTACAATATGGAGTTCCAAACGATGTTAGCGTAGCTCCAGAAATTTTAGATAACACAGCTGTATTAAATAGTACATTTATAGATAGACCTACAACATATATAACTACTATAGGATTATATGATGATAATAGAAATTTAATTGCTGTAGGAAAAGTAAGTAAAGCTGAGTTAAATAATTTCACAGAAGAAGTAGTATTTACTGTAAAATTAAAGTTCTAATAATATGTATGAACTTTCTGTATTTGAAAAAGTTAAAAAGTCTGATTATAATGTACTTCCATACGAAGCTAACAAGACATTTTCCATCAATTCTAATAAATTACAATCTTTAGGATATTCTTTTAAAATAGCAAACTATTATAAAGATTCATTGCATATAAGTTCATCTAAAAATGATGTTATAAATGCTCCAACAAGTTCTGATGGTTCATATAATTATTTAAATTGGAGAGTGTTAAATCATATGTATTACAGAAATGCTTATGATTCCTATGAATCTTGGGAGGGAAATTCAAAAAGATATACAGAAAAAAGATTATTTTTAACGTCAAGTATTATATCTGCTCCATATATGGATATGGGGGATGGATTTAAAAAAGGTAGTATAAATATAGTAAGTTCTAATATACAAATAAAAGATGATTTGCATAATAATTTATATGATTATACTATAAATTCATCAAGTATAGTAGATTCAAATTACTTAGATGCTTATTTAGGGTTTCAAGATTTATTCAAACATACAAAAAAGGGTTTTGGAAGTAGTATAGCAAAAAATTCACAGTTTGAGTCAAACACAATAGGAGAATCTCTCAATTATAGAGTTCATAATGTAGGATTAAGTAGTGGAATACCGATAAATAATACAGGAAGCGGAGCTAAGATTGATTTCAAAGGTACAAGTTATGTTGAAATACCTCATTTTGAACAATTATCTTATGAATTGGATGAAAATTTCACAATAAGTTTTTGGACAAAAGCACCAATAAGTCAAAGTAATTTAACTTCTAATATAAATTCAATACTTACAAAAAAAAGATATAGTAATATATTACAATCAGGTGAATTTGATACTATATCAGATACAGGATATTCATACAAAAGAAATTATGTAAGTTCTAGTATAACTTATATGCCTGTAGAGTATTATCCATATGATATATCTATATATAATCAAACTGCGGGTGGAAATACAGGAAAAATATTGTTTAAGAGGTCTGATGGCATAAAGACAATGTCATTAATTAGCAGTTCATCTATAAATGATGGAGCGTTCCATCATATTTGTGTAACTAAGAATAGTAAAATATTAAGATTATATATAGATGGTATACTAGAATCATCAGGGTCAGATATAAATAATGAACCCATAAATGCACACACAATAATAATAGGTGCAGAAGATAGAAATGGAACAAAACAATATTCTGGTTCTATAGATGAATTTAGATTTTACAGTAAGGCTGCTACAAATACAGAGATATCACAATCATTAGCTAATTCATCAAATATATTAGCATATCAAACTACTAATGTAGGTAATGTATATTATAGAAGAGGTGAGATAATTATAACATCTCCTATAAAAAAATATCATAATGTTTTAAAGAGTAGCCAATGGAATCTTACCTATAAAAACAGGTATACTATATACGAATACGAAACTTTAGTTAGAATTAAAGCAGGTTCATTTAATAAAACAATGAATCCAACATCTATACAAAGTCCAAAATCAAATTTGTATTTGAATGATTTTACAGGTTCTTTAACACCCTATGCTACAACAGTTGGACTTTACAATAAAAATTTTGAATTGGTAGCTGTTGCTAAATTTGGAAGACCTCTCAAGATGCGAGATGATGTAGATATGAATGTTATTATTCGTATGGACTACTAAATACAATATTAATAAGAATATATA